GATCAAGACGCCATCGCATGGCTAATGTCGAGGGGGATTAGCGAGATAACAGCAAAGACTGCTGGGGTAAAGAGCGCTAATCACTACATCAGATCTGTCGGAAGTGAGACATCATGTGTCGTGTTCCCTTATTCAAACGATGGGCAACAGTATGCCGCAAAGATTAGGGCGATAAAAGATAAAGGGTTCTCTTGCCAGAGCAACCCGCAAACATTTTTTAACATCGAGAATGTGGACATTGGTGACGACTTGATAGTTTGCGAGGGCGAGATGGATGTACTTGCCTTCATGGAAGCAGGTTTTAAGAGTGTTGTATCTGTGCCTAACGGAGCGGTCATGAAGGTTAATGACAGCCCAGTTGAGCCAGCTAACGACAACAAGTTTCAGTTCCTTTGGAACGCCAAAAAGTTTTTGGATAAAGCGAATAAGATTATCATTGCGACAGACTCAGATGAAGCTGGTCAAGCGATGGCAGAAGAGATAGCCAGAAGGGTGGGTAAGAATAGATGTTGGCGAGTGTCATACCCCGATGATTGCAAGGATGCCAACGATGTTCTAGTTAAGCATGGGAAAAAAGTTCTAGAGAACTTACCTAACAAAGCAACCCCGTGGCCTGTTGCAGGACTGTATGATGCCGAACATTTTTATGATGCAGTTGATGACATCTATAACAATGGTATGGGGAAGTGGGCAAGCACTGGCTACCACAATGTGGATGAGTTCTACACTGTGGTTGAGGGGCAGTTGACTGTGGTGACAGGACACCCATCGTCAGGTAAGTCCGAGTTCATCGATCAGATTATGATTAACATGGCTCAGAACGATGACTGGAAGTTTGCTATTTGTTCTTTCGAAAACGAACCCCGTCTTCACATAGCAAAGTTGATATCAAAATATTTACGCAAGCCGTTCTTTGCTGGGGCAACACAGCGTATGTCTCAACATGACTTGGACTACGGTAAGCAGTTCATTCAATCACACTTTACTTTCCTCTATCAGGCTGACGGTTCGCTTGCCACTATCGATGACATCATTGACCGACTAAAGGCGGCGGTCATGAGACATGGTGTGAAGGGCGCGATCATCGACCCATACAATTACATTCAGAAGAGTAGGGATATCAGCGAGACAGATTGGATCTCAGACATGCTGACTAAGTTGCGCGTGTTTGCACAGGCTCACGATATCCACCTTTGGTTTGTGGCACACCCAACAAAGATGTTGCGCGGCGCTGACGGTAAAGTTCCTGTGCCGAAGGGTTATGATATCTCAGGTTCAGCCGCTTGGTTTGCGAAGGCAGACATTGGATTGACTGTCCATAGACCTGACCCTAAAAGATCTGAGTCAGAGGTTCACATTTGGAAATGCAGGTTCTCTTGGGTTGGTAAGCAGGGCGACACAAAGATTTATTTTGACCCAGTGACATCAACATATTTCCTGCCAACAGATGACTTTCCTGCGCCAATGCAAGTTCCGCAATATCAGCCAGAGGATGTACCATTCTAATGAGCAATCAATCAGACTACGGCACTAAAGAATTACATCGCCGTCATCTTGTAAGGCCAGAGTTCATAGGTGGTGGACACTCCATACGAGTGAGGGTAATAGATCAAAAAGTTCTAGATAACTTATTGCTTTCGAAGAAGATTCAACTTGATCATTATCAAACGCTGGACTCCATGATGATTGAGCATTACAATTCAACAATAGGATTGCGCGCTCAAACATTTGAGCCAAGAGTAAAGGGAACTTCTTCTGATTACACCGACAAATATGCGGTGGCGAGAAGCAAGGTGAGAAAAGTTTTGGAAGAGGTGAGGGAAAATTTGGGGCGGGAAGTTTATAAAATCCTGAGAAGTATTCTTGAGGATGTGCCTTTGACCAAGGTTCAAATGATGTGGGTTGAGGCTAATGGAAACATGAAAAGATTGATTGATATAGTGGGGAAGTATTATGGATAGACTTGGTAAACAAATACTTGGTGAGGCCATGGATGTGATTGATGCTAGAGGGGGTCACTATGGATCTCCGTATAAGAATTGGAAAACGATAGCGGATTTCTGGACAATTTATCTTAGAGATAAGTTGAAAGATGGGGAAAGTATATCAGCGACAGATCATGGGTTGATGATGGATCTGGTGAAAACGGCTCGCGTTATGACTACGAATGGTCACTGGGATAGTATGCTTGATAAGTGTGGGTATGTTGCCGCAGCCGTAGAATGTTTTGAAGAAGAGAGAAAAAGGTTTGACGAGTCTGAATAATATCAATAATATAAAACCTGCATGAAGGTCATGCGTTTCCTCCCAAACTAAAGGGGGCGGCTAATCACCGCCCCCTTCTTTTATGTGTTAGAATTACACAGATGTGTGTAGTTCTAGATGTCAGGCATCATGCTGTTGCTATCAATCGACATGTCTGCACGAGTTGATGCGCGACCGTTGAGGTAGTTGATCCAAGTTCGCGCTAGCAATATTGACATCACATCTGCTGTCACCTTGTTGCGGTTAGCAACGCGGATCTCAGTAATTTTTGTCAGGAAGTAACGCACTGGTGAGCGCACACCCTTGCCATGGTTTGAAGCGAGATCGTTTAGGAACTCGCACACCTTCTCATCATCGCCGCTCTCTGCAACGATGTAGAACAGCGCCGCAAGAGGCGGCACTGGGATCAATGTGCTTTTCTTAGTGATCTTAGATAGCCTGATTGCTTTCTCAAGAACATTAGTGTCAACCTCATCAACGTAAAACTTGCGAAGTTCATCGTTCGTAAGGCGAACATTCTTTGTGTTTGCATGACCGCTCTTGTATGCCACGATGTGGCGAAGGACAGAGCCTGTCATCGATGGGTAAGGAACACCCATGATGGTGAACACATCCATGTTTGAACGGTTCGCGCCGACATCCATGTGGATAAACGACTCTGGATCAATGCCAAAGATGGCGTGAGTGATGAACGGTTTGCCAGCGCGAACGCATGCGCTTAAGCGGTTCTGTCCATCCTTCAAGTAACCATCCTTGCCAAAGGCCAAAGTGGCATTAGTCAAAGACCAATTGCCGCCCAACATATCCTTGGCGTATGTCTTAATCTTCTCCGTTTTCTTTGTACGGTTTCCGATGTTGAGGTTTTCAAGGATGTGTTCCGCCAAGAACGGTGTGACCTCAATCACACGAGAGTTCTGTGGTGGGTTCTTGATCAGTGAGTAAAGATTTTCAATCTGATCTGACGGATCGAGCGATGAGTTCAAGCCGCGCTGTTTTGAGATTACTGAAAGCATGTTGCTTTCCTTTCTCCCCCATGTCCGTTTGTCGGGGGTCTGTTGCCTTGCCCAAGGGCTTACACATGTCTCCCAATGGTGGGCAGTCCAAAGGAAACTGAAAAGTTCTATAAAACTAATTAATAAAAATTAAACTATTGGCCGTCATAATATTGGTGTTGGGAAGAGCGCCACCAATAACGCTCTTCCCTGTGTGCTAGTCAGTGAGGGAAAGGAGAAACCCCGATAGGCAACACTGACCTAAACGCCTACACACATGCGTTAACCAACCCTATCGGGGTAACTGGTTGTCAAATCTAATGTGCGGCTCATCACAAATCAATGTGATCTTTGGATTATTTTTCCATGAACCGAAGAAATTTTCAACACGATAATGCAAGTCAGCGTGGTTTGCATCAAGGTAACTTGAACACTCCGCATGAGTTTTGAATTTATGATCAGACCACTGAGCCTCTAACTCAGATGTCACCTCTCCGTTAAACGAAAAGGTAGTGAGAATAATAATAGCAAACTCATTCATCTCTAAACCTTCCTGATCTTGACATGGCATATGCAGATGTAATCATCATAAGCATGCCAATAAGCATAACAAGACAACCCAGCACAAGGCTATAGGTGTCTGGCAATTCAGCGACAGACATCCCTGCTTGTATAACGAGCAGAGAGGATACAAAAATTATAGGCCAAATCATTTCATTCTCCTTATGATTTAAGTGATGCGCGACCACAGTGTGGGCATTCATGTAACATCATGTCTACATGGTATTGGAATGTGTCCTCATCCATAAACTCATACGGCGAGTGGCTTGCTGAGAACATGGGCGCGATCACACCGTAATCGCCGCTCAGTTTTGTTTCCTCATAGCAGTCATGAAATACCTTGCGGTTTTCCAAAGCGCCCTCAGCGTCATAGTAATCATCAACATGTGGCATGTACCTTATGCCACGGTATGAATATTCAGGTGCGTTATCCCAACTAATCATGATTATCTCCTTATAGATTGTCGAGCAGTGTGTCCAAGACGAACGCCTTGGTTCTGCGGTTTAGTAATTCAATGGCAGACTGAAGGTTTTTTGAGTATGCATGAACCTTCTGCGTCTCGCCTTTATCTGACAACAAGTCAGTGCTATCATGGTTATGCACCACAAGCCATCCGATTTGGACATCAGGCACACTCTTTTTCCAAGTGACCGTCTTTACCTTGAAGGCAGTGGCAGTCTCTGGCAGTGCATCAAAAATTATGTCTGCCTTTTTTGCATGCATAACAAACCTCTTGCCTGATCCGGACATCAGCATAGCAAGACCTTCTAAGAACACGGTGCGATACCAAGTCAACTTTAGACCTACACGATTAGTACCTGTGTAATCGCTAGTTTTTTCATGCTCAATATATGTGTCCTTTGCATTGGCTTCCACCACCCCAAGACCCAAGCACCGTATGTAATTATCCGACAGAACACGGTGTGCATGTGCAAAGGTTAGGTCTACATGTTTTTGCATTGGGTTGAAGGTATTCTTTGATGTCTTTGCATTGGCAAATTGGCGATAGTCTCTAACCTGATTGACCATATCATGCATGTACTTAACCACAGCACTCTCAACACCGAAGCAATGTTCATCAAAGAATTTATCAACATCAACGCTGATGTCAAATCTGCTTCTCCCCCTGAGGATTTTGCAAACCAAATCGTTTGGCATCTCCCAAGTTTTTGCCATGTCATTGATTGCCTTCTTACACTGCATCGCAGACAGATAATTCTTTTTTAATTGTTCATTCATTGTAGTCTCCAATCATAAGAGGTTAAGATGGCGGCACTATGCCGCCACCTGTATTCTTGTTGTTTCACCGATGGGCGCATCATTGCAATCCATATCGGTTGATACCCATAGCACTGGGTAGTCTGGTGTTTCATTCGGATAGTCGAAGATGCCCATGTCAGTCAGGTAAACCATAGCATCGCATGGTATCTGATTGTCATAGACATAATCGAATACAGGCATGACGCGAGTGCCGCCTCTGCCCTTAGCCTCGACACCATTGATGTACTCACCTTGAGCATACTCAGTCACAGACTGAACCTTAGCATCGCAGACGATCAATGTGATAGAGCGCGGATTAAAATCCTCAATCAACTGGTTGAAGACACCAAGGAAATATTCCTGCTCACGCATCGATACACTGCCACTGCTATCCCAGCCCAGCACGATGTCACCGACACCGACACGATCAACTGCTGGCATGTATATGCCTTGGGTGTAGTACACTTTGCGATTGCACCGCCGCCATGTGTAATCTTCTGGCTGGTCACCGCCAACAAATCTGCGGATCACATCCATCCAATCAACTTGAGAACGCCGCATGCGCGACACCATCTCTTTAATCTTGGATGGTAGTTTGCCAGCGTTCTCAGCCGCCTGTGCCGCCATGAAGACACGCTGGTCTACATCTGCCGCCATCTGCTCCAGATCGCCCTGAGAGGGCTGTGAACCGTCTTCATTGGATGCATCCATGACGATGCCCCATGATGGCTGATCCGCGCCGCTATCAGACTGCGGCAACAGGTCAAATATTTTCTCTGCCGCCATGCCTTTGTACTGCTCACTGAACAGGCCATCTTCTGGCAGGACAAAGCCACCATCGATAAGGATGTCATTGATTGCGTAATCGGTGGCGATGTTCCATTTTTTAGGATCACGATCACCGCGCCGCAGATGATGTTTCATGACGATGTGCATGACCTCATGTGCGATCACGCCCTTGATCTCATCCTCACTGTGACGGTCAACGAATGGCTCTGCCCAGATGATTTTCTTGCCATCTGTTGCC